ATGAATACACCAAATGAAACGAGGCCGGATGGCCTTGCTACGGCGGCTGAAAGGCTCGTCGAAGTGGATGCTGTGTCGCAGTATATTCGCGACCGGCTGCGCGAGATGGCTGATGACCTGAAAAAGGTCACTCATGGCAATCTGAACGACATCACCAAACAGCTTGATCTTTTACATGCGTCGCACCTGCGGGTGGTGATCGCGGAGGATAAATTCCATGACAAACTCGGATCCGACCCTGATGCAGATGCCATCGACTATGACGCCATCAGGGATGACATCGGGCGCCAACTTGATCGCCTCCGCGACGCCCTCATCGCAAAGGGCGTTCTTGGAGATGCTGACTGATCAGCAGTTGCGGGCATTGCCCTATCTGTTTGATTTCTGGGCGATGCCGCATCAGATCGCACCAAAAGGTGAGTGGCGGACCTGGGTGATCTTGGGCGGGCGCGGTGCGGGAAAAACCCGCGCCGGTGCCGAATGGGTGCGCAAAATGGTCGAAGGGCCGACGCCGCATGCGACGGGCGCTGCGCGTCGTGTGGCTTTGGTCGGCGAAACGATGGATCAGGCACGCGAGGTCATGGTCTTTGGTGACAGCGGGATTCTTTCGGTTTGTCCTGATGACCGCCGCCCGCTGTGGATTGCAGGGCGGCGGCTGTTGGTCTGGCCCAACGGGGCCGAGGCGCAGGTCTTTTCCGCGCATGACCCCGATAGCCTCCGCGGGCCGCAGTTTGATGCGGTCTGGGCGGATGAACTGGCAAAATGGCGCAAGGGGGACGCGGCGTGGGATATGTTGCAGTTCGCGCTGCGGTTGGGGGACAGTCCGCGGGCCTGTGTCACCACAACACCGCGCAAATCACAGCTCTTGCGCGATCTGCTTGATATGGACACGACAGTCGTGACCCACGCCCCCACCCAGGCCAACCGCGCGAATCTGGCCGCAAGTTTCCTGCGCGAGATCGAGGGACGCTATGGCGGCACCTCTCTTGGGCGGCAGGAGATGGAAGGATTGATGCTGACCGAAGTAGAGGGTGCTTTGTGGTCATCGGGTGATCTCGCGCGTTGTCAGGTGGCCGGTGCGCCTGTGCCTGATCGCATTGTCGTGGCAATCGACCCGCCGGGCACATCGCATGCAGGATCGGACGCCTGCGGGATTGTTGTGGCGGGCGTCTATATGAAAGGGCCGCCGCATCAGTGGACTGCCGTTGTGTTAGAGGATGCCAGTGTGAAAGCGGCACGTCCGACCGTCTGGGCCGAGGCCGCAATTGCAGCGATGCGCAGACACGGGGCCGACCGTCTGGTGGCCGAGGTCAATCAGGGCGGTGATATGGTTGAGGCGGTCTTGCGCGGTGTGGATGGCATGGTGCCTTATCGTTCGGTACATGCCAGCAAAGGCAAAGTTGCGCGGGCAGAACCTGTGGCGGCACTCTATGAGCAGGGCCGCGTGGCCCATATGCTTGGCCTCGCTGCGCTGGAAGACCAGATGGGGCAGATGACCAGTGCAGGATATGAGGGCAAAGGATCGCCCGACCGTGTCGATGCACTTGTCTGGGCGCTTTATGATCTGATGATCGAACCCGCCGCAAAGTGGCGCAACCCCAGCATTCGTACGCTTTAGAGGCGTTGCGCACGGGACCGCGCGCTGCTGTCTCAATTTACTAATCCCGCTCAGGCAAATTGTTTCTCGTGAACTGCAGATGGTCACCACCGACCGGCACCAGGAGTTTTGAATGTTTGATTTTTTAAACCGTACCAAGCCAGACGCGGCCCCTGTCGAGGTAAAAGCCTCGGCGACCGGGCGCGTAATGGCGATGTCCGGTGCCGGTCGCGTCGCGTGGTCGCCGCGCGATGTGGTGTCACTGACGCGGGCGGGTTTCACCGGCAATCCCATCGGCTTTCGTGCGGTCAAGATGATCGCAGAGGCGGCGGCGGCCCTGCCAGTTGTCGTGCAAGACGCGGCGCGGCGGTATGATACCCACCCTGTCCAGTCGCTCTTGGCGCGGCCGAATGCAGGACAGGGGCGGGCTGAGTTGCTGGAGGCACTCTTCGGGCAGGTTCTGCTGACCGGCAACGGCTATCTTGAGGCTGTGGCAGATGAAGGCCTGCCTGCCGAGATGCATGTGCTGCGGTCGGACCGCATGTCGGTGGTGCCGGGTGCGGATGGCTGGCCTGTGGGCTATGAATATATGGTCAACGGGCGCAAACACCGTTTTGCCGTGGCCGAGGGGCTGAGCCCGATTTGCCATATCAAGAGTTTCCATCCGCAGGATGACCACTACGGGTTTTCGCCGCTGCAGGCGGCGGCCTCGGCGATTGATGTGCATAATGCGGCGTCACGGTGGTCAAAGGCCTTGCTGGACAATGCCGCGCGCCCATCCGGTGCGCTGGTTTATCGCGGGGCGGATGGGCAATCATCGCTGACGGCGGATCAATATGACCGGTTGCTGGGCGAGATGGAGACCCAACATCAGGGCGCGCGCAATGCGGGCAGGCCGATGTTGCTGGAAGGGGGCCTGGATTGGAAACCAATGGGGTTTTCGCCCTCGGATATGGAATTCCAGAAAACGAAAGAGGCCGCCGCGCGCGAGATTGCGATTGCCTACGGGGTGCCGCCGATGCTTTTGGGCATTCCCGGGGATGCGACCTATGCCAATTACCAAGAAGCCAACCGCGCATTTTACCGCCTGACGGTGCTGCCGCTGGCCACCCGTGTGCTGAGCGCGATTGCGGTCTGGCTGTCTGATCATGGCGGTGAAGAGGTGGCGTTGCGTCCTGATCTGGACCAGATCTCGGCGCTCTCGGCCGAACGCGATGCCCAGTGGCGGCGCGTGAGTGAGGCGGATTTCCTGACAGCGGCCGAAAAGCGCAATCTGTTGGGTTTGCCGGCTTTGGAGGTGGGTGATGGATCGTAAGGTTGTTGAGCTTGACGGCAGGCCGCGCCGCGACGGGTCGCCACCCGTGACAGATTTCTGGTTTGCGCAGGTTGATGTGCGCCTGAGCCAGATCGAATTCATCGTTGCACGGCTGGAATGGCAAATCTGGCTGATCGTCTGCGGCTGCGCGGGATTGTTGATTTTTGAGATTGTCAAAGTACTGAGCGGGGTTCGGGCATGAATTTGGAACATAAGTTTAGCGCATTGGGCACTGACGTTACCGTCACTGACGGGACGACGATCAGCGGCTATGCCTCGGTCTTTGGTCTGTCGGATCAAGGCGGCGACACCGTCGAAAAGGGCGCTTACGGGGCCTCGCTGGCGAACGGGCGCGGTGTGAAAATGTTGTGGCAACACGACCCCGCCCAGCCGATTGGCGTCTGGGACGAGGTGCGTGAGGACGCCAAAGGACTATGGGTCAAGGGACGTTTGCTGACGGATGTGGCCAAGGGCCGCGAGGCGGCGTCGCTGATTGCAGCGGGTGCGATTGATGGCTTGTCCATCGGGTACCGCACCGTCAAGGCCCGCAAGAACGACAAGGGCGGACGCCTGTTGTCTGAGTTGGAACTTTGGGAGGTGTCTTTGGTCACCTTTCCGATGCTTCCGGATGCGCGTGTGGGTGCCAAGGGGGAGGACCCTGCGGAGACTGCATTGCGTGAGATGGCTGCGGCATTCGAGGGTGCGCGCCGCATGATGGCGCGGGACTAACCCCGCCCGAAGGACAGATCAAAGGACTGATTATGACAGCAACTGAGAGCAATTCTCGGGCTGGGGAAGATGTGTCTCCTGCCCAGTCACTGAATACGGCGATTGCCGGGTTCATGAGTGATTTCAAAGACTTTTCCCACGGCGTGAATGCCAAACTTCAAAAACAGGATGACCGGATGAACAAGCTGGACCGAAAGACAATGATGACGACCCGTACGGCATTGGCCCATGCGGCATCACAGGATGCGCCGCACCAGAAGGCCTTTGCTGCCTATCTGCGTTCTGGCGATGATGATGGCTTGCGTGGGCTTGAGTTGGAAGGCAAGGCGCTGGGAACGGCGATTGCCGCTGACGGGGGCTATCTGGTCGATCCGCAAACGGCCGAAACGATCCAGAATACGCTGTCCTCGACCGCGTCGATCCGGTCGATTGCCAGCGTCGTCAATGTTGATGCGACGTCTTATGACGTGTTGGTTGATCACTCGGAAATGGGTGCGGGTTGGGCTACAGAGAGCAGTGCGGTCACGGAAACCGACACACCGCGCATTGAGCGTATTTCCATTCCGCTGCATGAACTCTCCGCGCTTCCCAAGGCATCGCAGCGTTTGCTGGATGACAGCGCGTTCGACATCGAGGGCTGGCTGGCAGGCCGGATTGCGGACAAATTCGCCCGTGCCGAAGCAAGCGCCTTTATTGACGGTGACGGCGTGGACAAGCCGACAGGCATGCTGACCTATGGCACGGTCAACAACGACAGCTGGACCTGGGGCAACCTTGGCTATGTGCCCTCTGAGACGGCAGGCGGCATTACCCGTGCGGATCCGATCATTGATCTGGTCTATGCGCTGGGGGCGGAATACCGCGCCAATGCGACCTTTGTGATGAACTCCAAGACCGCTGGCCATATCCGCAAGCTCAAGGACAACGATGGCCGTTTTGTCTGGGTCGATGGTCTGGCGATGGGCGAGCCTGCGCGCCTGCTGGGCTACCGCGTGCTGATCGCCGAGGACATGCCTGATATTGGTGATAACGCGATGGCCGTGGCCTTCGGTGACTTCCGTGCCGGCTATACCGTGGCTGAACGCCCTGATCTGCGCGTGTTGCGCGATCCGTTCTCGGCCAAGCCGCATGTGCTTTTCTATGCCACCAAGCGCGTGGGCGGTGCGGTCAGCGATTTTGCCGCGATCAAACTGCTGAAGTTCGCAGTCAGCTAGGGCTGAGCTGTGAAGCGGGTGCCGCCTTTGTGCGCGGCACCCACCCCCCGGGCGCACATCAAGACAATCCTCGCATTGTCTAGCAGTTCCCTTCCGTCCGAGCAATGCGGGGGGCGGGTGTGTCCGGGGGCCAAAGAGCCGCTATATGGCCAGAATTTTCGGAGTAATTCCATGATGTTAGTCGAAGAGACCAGCGTGCCACTTTCGGCGCTTCCGGTCGCTGAGTTCAAAGACCATTTGCGCCTGGGATCGGGGTTTTCCGATGATGGAGTTCAAGACGCGGTGCTGGAAAGCTATCTGCGCGCGGCGCTGGCCGCGATTGAGGCGCGCTTCGGCAAGATCCTGATTGAGCGTGAATTCAGCTGGCGCCTGAGCGCTTGGCGCGATGCGCGCCGCCAGCCGCTCCCCGTTGCGCCTGTCAACGCGATTAGTACCGTGACACTGGTGAATGCGCGCGGAGACGAGACCGTCGTCGACGGTGCCCTTTGGTCTCTGGACCCCGACATGCAGCGCCCCGGTTTGCGGCCAGTGGGGACGTTCTTGCCCAATCTTCCGCATGGCGGGTCTGTGCGGATCGGGATGCTGGCGGGCTTTGGTCCTGAATGGCGCGATCTGCCCGCTGATCTAGCGCAGGCTGTGATGCTGCTGGCCGCGCATTTTTACGAATATCGTCATGATGTGTCACGCAATGCCCCAATCATGCCGATGGGTGTGCTGGCGCTGATCGAACGTTACCGGACCGTGCGCCTTTTCATGGGCGGTGGCCAATGAGCGCGCCGCAATTGAACCGTGCGCTGGTGTTAGAGGCGCCTGTGAAGATGGCGGATGGCGCGGGCGGCTATGCACGCCAGTGGGAGGCGCTGGGGGTGCTTTGGGCCGAACTGAAGGCAGGTGCCGGGCGTGAAAAGGCCGAGACAGCAGCGACATTGTCGCGCGTGCCCTACCGGATCACTGTCCGCGCGGCCCCATTTGGTGCGCCCTCGCGGCCTGTCGCGGGCCAGCGCCTGCGCGATGGCGCGCGGATTTTCAATATTCACGCGGTCGCTGAGTATGGCACGGGCGGGGCCTATCTGACCTGCCACGCCGAAGAAGAGGTATCGCCATGACCTATAGCGTTTCAGGCGCCCTTCAGACGGCGATATTCCAGCGGTTGAGCGCCGATAGCGCGCTGGCGGTTCTGGTGGGTGCGGACATCTATGATGCACTGCCTGCGGGCCCGTTGCCGCCACTCTATGTGGTGCTGGGGGCCGAGGACGTGCGCGATGCTTCCGACAAAACAGGCAATGGGGCGTGGCATGATCTGGTGATCTCGGTCGTAACCCAAAGTGCGGGCTTTGCCAGCGCCAAGGCGGCAGCGGCGGCTGTTTGTGATGCCTTGGTTGATGCGCCGCTCAGTCTGGAACGCGGTAGCCTTGTTGCGTTGAATTTCCACAAAGCCAAAGCCGCCCGTGTCGGCACAGGTGCTGTGCGCCAGATCAACCTGAATTTTCGTGCCCGCGTGGCGGATGACACGTAACCCAACCGAATTTCAAAAGGAGTACGCCTGATGGCTGCACAAAATGGTAAGGACCTTTTGGTCAAGATTGATATGACCGGCGGAGGCATGTTCGAAACCGCCGCAGGGCTGCGCGCCACGCGGATCAGCCTGAATGCCGAGACAGTTGATGTCACCAGCCTTGAAAGCGAAGGCGGCTGGCGTGAACTGCTGGGCGGGGCCGGTGTGAAAACGGCGGCGATTTCAGGCTCTGGCGTGTTCAAGGATGATGCCACGGACGAACGTGCGCGCCAGATCTTCTTTGATGGTGAAACGCCCGATTTTCAGGTGATCGTGCCGGGTTTCGGCACATTGGAAGGCCCGTTCCAGATCACCGCGATTGAATATGCGGGGTCCTACAACGGTGAGGCCACCTATGAGCTGTCGCTAGCATCAGCCGGTGCGCTGAATTTTGTGGCGCTGATCTGATGGCGAACCCCTGGGCCGGTGAGGTGACCATTGTGATCGACGGTGTGCCGCATTCCTGCAAGCTGACGCTGGGCGCCTTGGCCGAGCTGGAGGCGACGCTGGGAACAGGCACGTTGGTTGACCTGATCCGCCGGTTCGAGGGGGCTGCCTTTTCCGGTGCCGATGTGATGGCGGTCGTTGTTGCGGGTCTGCGCGGGGGCGGATGGACCGGCACGATGGCCGATTTGCTGACCGCCGATATTGCGGGTGGGCCTGTCGGTGCTGCCAAACTGGCCGCTACGCTCTTGGCGCGTGCTTTTGCTGTGCCGGAGTAGGTCATGGATTGGCCGGGTCTGATGCAGGCGGGATTGCATTATTTGCGCCTGCAGCCTGCGCAATTCTGGGCGCTGACCCCTGCGGAATTGCAAATCATGCTGGGGGCGGATGCGGCCAAGGCTCCTTTGGGCCGATTGCAGCTTGATGCCTTGCTGCGTGATTTTCCTGATGACGTGAAGGACGAAAGAAATGGATGAGTTCGACAAGATTGACGCGCTGGAGGGCGGCGTCGGGACCTTGCAAGAAAGCTTGGGTGATGCAGCGGTCATGACAGCGGCCTTTGACGACCAGTTGCGCCAGATGCAAGGCGCGCTGGTACAGACCAGCCGTGATCTGGGCAATCTGGAGCGCGGCTTTTCGACCGGCCTGCGGCAGGCCTTTGACGGGTTGGTGCTGGACGGGCGAAGCCTGTCGGATGTGCTGGGCGGATTGGCCGACAAGATGTCGAAAACGGTCTACGCAGCGGCGGTAAACCCTGTCACCGACCACTTTGGCGGCTTGATGGCCGACGGGGTGAATGCCGTGGTTTCGGGCCTGATGCCTTTTGCGCAGGGTGGCTCGTTTTCGCAAGGCCGCGTGATGCCTTTTGCCAAAGGCGGGGTTGTCGCGCAGGCGACGAGTTTCCCGATGCGCGGCGGTATGGGCCTGATGGGCGAGGCAGGACCCGAAGCGATCATGCCGCTGGCCCGTGGCCCTGACGGCACCTTGGGTGTGCGTGGCGGCGGGGGCGGCGCGGTCACCGTCAATATGAATATCACAACCCCTGATGTGCAGGGGTTTCAGCGCAGTCGGGGCCAGATTGCAGCGCAGATGAGCCGCGCTTTGGGGCGCAGTGACCGTCACCGATAGGAGCCGATATGACTTTTCATGATGTAAGATTTCCCGCCTCGCTCAGCTTTGGCGCTTTGGGCGGGCCCGAGCGGCGCACCGAGATCGTGACGCTGGCCAACGGCTTTGAAGAACGCAATACGCCCTGGGCGCATGCGCGCAGGCGGTATGATGCGGGGCTGGGTTTGCGGTCTTTGGACGATGTCGAAACGCTGATTGCGTTCTTCGAGGCGCGCCAGGGGCAGTTGATCGGCTTTCGCTGGAAGGACTGGAGCGATTATCTGTCGTGCCGTCCATCGGCAGCGGTCACGTCATCGGACCAACTGATTGGCGTCGGGGATGAAACCACGCGTGTCTTTCAGCTGCAAAAGGCCTACCGGTCCGGCGACACCGTTTATCGCCGGCCCATTACCAAACCTGTGGCGGGGTCGGTGCGCGTGCAGGTCGGCGGTGATCCGGTCACGCAGGGTGTGGATTATGCGCTGGACCATGACACCGGCATGCTCACCTTTGCGGATGCGCCTGACCACACTGCCGAAATTCGCGCAGGCTTTGAATTCGACGTGCCGGTGCGGTTTGACACCGACGCGATCATGACCTCGATGTCCAGTTTTCAGGCGGGCCAAGTGCCCAATGTTCCCGTGATCGAGGTACGCCTATGAACAGTGATGCACTTACCACCCATCTGCAATCGGGCACCACCCACACCTGCCATTGTTGGCTGATTGTCCGGCGGGATGGCCGGATGTTCGGCTTTACCGACCATGACCGGACGCTCCAGTTCGACGGGGTGTCCTATGCGCCGCAAAACGGGCTCAGCGCGCGGGCGATTGCGAGCACGACAGGCCTGTCGGTCAATAATACCGAAGCCATTGGCATGCTCAGCGATGACGCCATCGCCGAGACCGATATTCTGGCGGGCCGGTTTGACGGGGCGGCAGTGCAGGTCTGGCTGGTGTGCTGGGATGATGTGGCGTTGCGCAAGATACTGTTTCGCGGCACCTTGGGTGAAATCACACGCGGTGCGGGCGGGTTTACGGCGGAATTGCACGGGCTGACCGCGGCATTGAACCAGATGCAGGGGCGGTCCTATCTCAAGACCTGTAGTGCTGTGCTGGGCGACAGGCGCTGCAAGTTCGTGACAGATCACACGTCATATCGGCTTGATCATAAGTTGTCGGCGCCCAGTGACGGGCAGGTGTTTAATGTGACTGACGCGGCGTCCTTCAACGCGGGCTGGTTCGAGAATGGCACTTTGCGGGTGCTGAGCGGTGCCGGCGCTGGATTGCAGGGCGTGATCAAGCGTGACAGCGGAACCGAGACACGTGTGCTCACGCTCTGGTCCCCGCTACAGGCGATGATCCGCGCGGGGGATCTCATCCGCATCACCGCAGGCTGTGACAAACGTGCCGTGACATGCCGTGAGAAATTCGGCAATTTTCTGAACTTTCAGGGGTTCCCTGATATTCCCGGCGATGACTGGCTGGTCAGCGTGCCGCGCGCGGATCGTCCCAACACGGGCGGGAGTCTGAGCCGATGAATGCCTGCGTCGTTACGATTGCGCGCACATGGCTGGGCACGCCTTACGGGCATCAGGCGTCGGTGCAGGGGGTCAGCTGCGATTGTCTGGGCCTGTTGCGCGGTATCTGGCGCGAGGTCTACGGCCAAGAACCCGAAGCAATCCCCGCCTATACGCGCGACTGGTCCGAACCGCAGGGGGTGGAACGGTTGCTGGGTGCGGCCAAGCGCCATTTCCGTGATGTCAGCGACACCCCCTTGGCCGCCGGTCAGGTGGTGCTGTTCCGCATGCGTCAGGGTGCCGTGGCCAAACATCTTGGGCTGATATCGGCTGCCGGGGCGTTGCCGCAATTCATTCACGCTTATCAGGGTCACGGCGTCGTCGAAAGCCCGCTATCGGCGCCGTGGCAAAAACGGATCGCCGCACGTTTTGAATTCATCGAGAGGAACACCTGA